CTCCGGCCCGCGTCAGCGTCTTCAGCCGGGCGGGGCTATTATCCTCGTCATGACACGATGGGGAAAGAAGGACCTTACCGGCAGACTGCTCGAAGCCCAGTCCTCTGACCCCATGGCGGACCAGTGGGAGGTCGTGGAGTTCCCCGCCATCCTGCCCAGCGGCGAGTCCTTGTGGCCGGAGTTCTGGGAGAAGCAGGCCCTGCTGTCGATCAAGGCTTCGCTCCCGGTAGGCAAGTGGTCGGCGCAGTGGCAGCAGCAGCCCACCAGCACCGAGCAAGCCATCGTAAAGCGCGAATGGTGGAGGGACTGGGAGAAAGAGAAGGTTCCTGACCTCAAGTACATCATGCAGGCTTACGACACGGCGTTCTCGAAGAAAGAGTCCGCCGACTACTCGGCCATCACGACGTGGGGCATTTTCGAGCCGGAGGAAGGCGGGAAAGACCACATCCTCCTGCTGGACGCCAAACGCGGGCGATGGAGCTTTCCCGAGCTCAAGGAGGTCGCGTGGGACGAGTGCGAGTACTGGGACCCGGACATGGTGATTGTCGAGGCGAAAGCCTCTGGCCGCCCTTTGATCGACGAGATGAGAACGCGAGGCATCCCCGCTGTCGGGTTCGCTCCGGGCCGCAAAGCGGGCGGGGGCGGGGTCGACAAGACGACGCGCATGCACACCGTGTCCCCACTCTTTGAGGCGGGTATGGTTTGGGCCCCCTTGAAGAAGAAATTTGCGGACGAGGTGATCGAGGAAGTTGCCTCATTCCCCGTCGGCGATCACGACGATTATGTTGACTCGATGACTCTTGCACTGATGCGCTTCCGTCAGGGCGGTTTTATTGCTATACACGAGGAAGAATTGCCTGAAGAAACGTATACGCGCAAACGGGAGTACTACTGATGCTGCCTCCTCGCCCCATGGGAGCCATGGTTGACTCCGCCCTTGTGCCTGAAGAGCAGGGTATGGAGATCCCGGTCGAAGGACCGATGGAGTTCTTGGGCGGCGCGGAGGTCGTGCCGCAAGAGGACGGCTCCGCCCTGATCCAAGCCATCGCCGAAATGGCGAGCAACATGGACGTGGAACAGCTGATCCCGTTCGACGCCAACCTGGCCGATTTCTTGGACGACTCGACATTGGCGGAGATCGCTAGCGATCTTCTGGCTTCGGTCGAGGACGACATGGAATCCCGGTCCGAATGGGAAGAGACCTACGTCAAGGGGCTCGATCTTCTGGGCGTGAAACAGGAGGAGCGCTCGACCCCGTTTGAGGGCGCGTCGTCGGTTACCCATCCGGTGATCTCGGAGAGCGTTACCCAGTTTCAAGCGCAGGCGTACAAGGAGCTTCTCCCTGCTGGGGGCCCCGTCAAGACCCACATCGCGGGGCAGGTGACCCCGCAGGTGGAAGCGCAGGCCGAGCGCATCAAGGAGTATATGAACTACCAGATCACCGAGGTCATGGAGGAGTACGATCCCGAGATGGATCAGATGCTCTTCTATCTCCCCCTGTCTGGCTCGACATTCAAGAAGACCTACTTCGACGTCACCAAGGGACGTCAGGTGTCGAAGTTCATTCCGGCGCAGGACGTGGTTGTGCCCTACACCGCGACCGATCTTTTCTCGTCCCCGCGCATCACACACGTCCTGAAGATGAGCGAGAACGACCTGCGTAAGCAGCAGGTGGCGGGCTTCTACCGGGACATCGACCTGCCTTTTGGCGGCAGCACTCAGGACGACTCTGTCGACGACGCGGTTGATGACATTGAGGGGGTGTCGAAGTCCTATCGCGACGAAGTGCGGGAGGTGTACGAGGTTCACTGCGAGCTCGACATCGAAGGTTTTGAGGACACGGGGCCCGGTGGCGAGCCGACGGGCATCAAGCTCCCGTACATTGTGACGGTGGATCGAGGTTCGTCCGAGGTCCTGTCGATCCGTCGCAACTACGACGAGACAGACCCGATCCGTAAGGCCAAGCAGTACTTCACGCACTACAAGTTCATGCCTGGCTTGGGGTTCTACGGCTTTGGCCTGACCCACATGGTCGGCGGAATTGGCCGGGCCGCGACAGCGATCCTGCGCCAGCTGATCGACGCCGGTACGCTAGCCAACCTACCGGCCGGTTTTAAGGCCAAGGGTATCCGTGTCAGAGACAGCGACACGCCCTTGCAGCCGGGCGAGTTCCGCGACATGGACGCCCCCGGCGGCAGCATCCGCGATGCGATCATCCCGCTGCCGTACAAGGAGCCGTCTGCAACGCTGGCCCAGCTGCTGGGCGCACTGGTTGAGGCGGGACGCAGGTTCGTAAACGTGGCTGACATGCAGGCCTCGAACATGAACCAAGAGGCGCCCGTCGGCACGACGGTAGCCCTGCTTGAGCGCGGCATGAAAGTGATGTCGGCGATCCATAAGCGCCTGCACTACGCCCAGAAGAACGAGTTCCGTATTCTTGCGCGTGTCATCGCCGAGAACGCGCCGGAGTCCTACCCGTACCAAGTTCAAGGCGGCGTTCCGGGGGTGGTGCGCGCCGATTTCGATGGCCGGGTCGACGTCATTCCGGTCAGCGACCCGAACATTTTCTCGATGGCGCAGCGCGTCACGCTGGCGCAGACGCAGCTGCAGCTGGCGCAGTCCAATCCGCAGATGCACAACATGCACGCGGCTTACCGGCGCATGTATCAGGCCCTCGAGGTCCAGAACATCGACGAGATCCTGCCCCTGCCGCCGCAGCCGCAGCCCGAAGGCGCGGCGCAGGAGAACGGCAAGATGGTTATGGCGCAGCCCGCCATGGCCTTCGACGGGCAAAACCACGAAGCTCACATCAGGTCTCACGTCTTGGCGGCCAAGACACCCCTGGTGCAAAACGCACCCCAGGTCACGGCTCTGTTTTACGCCCACGTGCAGCAGCACGTCGGTCTTCTCGCGCGGGAACAGGTTATGCTGGAAGCGGACCGCATCATGCAGGAGGCTCAGGCGCTCGCCGCTCGGGGCGCCCTTCCGACCCCGCTGGTGCAGCAGCAGATCATAGCCCTGCAACAACAGATGTCGAACCCGGCAGAGCTCGAGGGGTACGTCGCTACCGTCGAGGCTCAACTGCTCGAGCAGGTTATGCAACAGCTTGTCCCGCCGCCGCCCGATCCGAACGCAGACCCTCTCGTTCAGATCCGCAACCAAGAACTGCAGCTGGACGCGCAGAAGCTGGCTCAGGATGCGATGAACTCGGCGCAGAAGCTTGAGCTGGACCGGATGAAGATGCAGCAAAAGGCGGCGGGAGAGGCCGCGCGCCTTGAGCTCCAGGAAGAAATCGCTGACGACCGCAACGCGGTGAACCGGGAGCGCATCGCGGTGCAGCAGGACATCGCTGTTAGAAACCTGCGAAAGGCCCAATAATGCCTCTGAAGAAAGGTCGAACGGACGCCGTCGTCGGCGAGAATATCAGCAAGCTGCGGAGGGAGGGCCGACCGCAGGATCAGGCTGTCGCCATTGCTCTGCGGCAGGCGGAACGACCCCGCAAGGGGTACAACAAGGGTGGCTTGGTTCAGGTTTCCGGCACCCAACATCGGGGGACCTTCTGATGGTCAGCATCACAATCACGTTCAACGGGGACAAAGAGATCCCCGTCGATGAGTACGAGCAAAACGACGACGGCGTGTCTTGCCCCTTGCCTACGCAAGACGGGGGTCTCAACGAAGAGAACAAGATGGTCGCCGTTGAGGATGCGGACTACCGCGACCCCGCCGATGACGGAGGCTTTGTGGCGAGCGAAGTCTGCGGCAACTGTGGCGCGTACAACCAGACCGAGGACATGCTTGAGTGCATCGGGGATGAGTCCGGGGAACTGGGCTACTGCCAGATATACAAGTTTGTCTGCGAACCTGGGTACACCTGCAACGACTGGGTTGATGGCGGCCCCATTACGTCTCTCTCGCAAAAAGATTACAGAGAGACGTTTTGATGGATGTTGTAAGTTTTGCTCGACATGTATACAAGTTGATCAGGGAGCGAGAGGAAGACATCAGTAGCATGTTGTCTTCTGGCTCCCCAAAAGACTGGGAGCAGTACCAGTCGATGGTGGGAGAGATCCGGGGGCTCTCTTTCGTCAGGAACGAGATCAAGTCCCTGCTGGAGAACCAAACCGACGATGACGAGTTTACTTCTTCCTGAGCATGTCGCCAGAAAAATCGCCGCCACAGAACGGGCCGAAGAAGCCCCCACTGGTGCGGAGACGGCTTACGTGCCAGAAGGTCAGCGGGTCCTAGATCCCGCACTCCTCGACAAATCGCTGCTAGAACGCCTGCCCCAACCTACCGGTTGGCGGGTTCTGGTCATGCCGTATCAAGGCAAACCGGTCACGTCGGGGGGCTTGCACATCCCCGAAGAGGTTCGGGATCGTGAGGCGTTGGCGACGGTTGTCGCATACGTCCTGAAGGTAGGCCCGCTCGCCTACAAAGACCCCGAGAAGTTCGGCCCGGCAGCAGGGCCGTGGTGCATGGCCGGAGACTGGGTTTGCATCGGCCGGTACGCGGGATCCCGATTCAAGATCGACGGCGGAGAAGTTCGCGTGATCAATGATGACGAGGTCATCGCGACGGTGCTGAACCCTGACGATATCAAGCATGTCTGAGGAGGCAGGAATGACTGAAGAAAACGAAGACCTCGGCCAAGAGATCGAGATTGAATCTCCGGAGACGGAGGAGAGTGCTGAGCAGACCCGCGAGTCCGCTGCGGCGGAGCCGGAAGGTGGCGAGTCAAAAGAAGCGGAGCTGGAGAGCTACAGCAAGAACGTCCAAGGCCGCATCAAAAAACTGACGGAGAAGTACCGCAAGGAAGAGCGGGATCGGCAGGAAGCGGTCCGCGTTGCCCAGCAGCTCTTGGAGGAGAACCAGAAGCTCAAGGGCCGTGTGACGCAGCTCGACAGCGGTTATCTCGATCAATACGGGGCTCGGGCGGAGGCGCAGGTTGCCGCGGCCCGTCAAGCTTACCGGGAGGCGTATGAGGCCGCCGACACCGACAAGATTGTCGCGGCCCAAGAGGCCTTGTCGCGAGCCATCGCGGACCAAGACCGCTACAACCTGGCCAAGGAGCGCGCAGCGCGCAGCAGCAAGAGCGCAGACCGCCTTGAGCAGCAAACGCCCGACCGCGCGCAGTACCAGCAGTACCAGCAACCGCAGCAACCGCAGCAACCGCAAGTGGACCCGAAAGCGCAGACGTGGGCGGAGAAAAACACGTGGTTTGGTCAGGACGAAGTCATGACATATGCCGCGTTTGGGGTTCATCGCAAGCTGGTTGAGGAGGAAGGCTTTGACCCGCAGAGCGAAGAGTACTATAGTGAGGTGGATCGGCGAATGAGGGCGGAGTTTCCGCAGAAGTTCAAGGCCGAGCGCAAAACGGGTGGGGCTCAAGTCGCTTCTGCGAGTTCCTCTGCATCCCGTTCCACCAAGCAGGGGCGCCGGAGTGTTAAGCTTTCGCCATCACAGATTGCTATCGCCCGCAAACTGAACGTTCCCCTCGAGGAATACGCGAAGTACGTGAAGGATTGATCAAGATGGTAGAGACGAAACGGACACCCCGCTCAAACCAAACGCGCGAAGCAACCGCGCGCCGGAAGCCTTGGGCCCCGCCCAGTCGGCTTCAAGCACCGCCTCCCCCGGAGGGGTTTGTGCACCGCTGGATTCGGATTGCCATGCGGAACGAAGAGGACAAGACCAACGCTTTTGCGAAGATGCAGGAGGGTTGGGAGCCTGTTCGGGCCGACGAGTACCCCGACTTCATTGCACCTACCATCGAGGAGGGTCGCTACGCTGGAATTATCGGCAACGGCGGACTGATGCTGTGCCGAATCCCTGTCGAGACCGCACAAGAAAGATCCGCGTATTACGGGAACCGGACCCGCGAACAGATGCAGTCAGTCGATCAGGACTTGATGAAGGATGCACATCCTTCGATGCCGATTCATCGTGAACGGCAAAGTCGTGTCACCTTCGGAGGCCGCGATGGCGGATCCGAATAACTGATGGAGCTATACCATGGCTAACACCAATGGCGCGTTCGGTCTTCGTCCCGTAGGGACGGTCGGCCAAAACGCAAACACCGGTGGTCTGACTGAGTATCGCATTGCGTCTGACAACACCAACAACATCTATCAGGGTTCGCCTGTTATTCCGCTCGCAGCCGGTGTCATTGACATCGTCGGCGCTGCGGCTGGCGGCACTGTGGGTCTTCTTGGTGTTTTCTGGGGCTGCGAATACGTGTCGTCCACCACGGGCAAAAAGGTCTGGTCGAACAACTGGCCGGGGTCGGGCGCTGACTCGAACTACCCGGTGAAGGCGTTCGTCTATGACGATCCGATGCAGGTCTTCTTGATTGCTTCGGATGCCACTCTGACCAACGAGGCGACCGCTCGCGCGGCTGTTTTCGCCAACGCAAACTTCTCGACAGCGACCACGGGTGATGACACCACGGGTCTGTCGGCGGGTCGTCTGGCGGTCAGTACTATCGCAACCACCAACACGCTGAACCTGCGCATCATGGGTATCCAGGACGATCCCGAGAACGCAGACTTCACCGCTGCTGGTATCCCTGTGCTTGTTCGTTTGAACAACCACTTCAACTCGCCGAACGGCGCCATCGCTGGCGGTACCGTTTCGACGACCGGCGTGTAAGGAGGGCTGAACGATGGCAATCTCGCGCGCACAGCTTGCGAAAGAACTCGAACCGGGCCTCAACGCCCTGTTTGGCATGGAGTACGGCCGGTATGAAAACCAGCACTCCGAGGTCTACACCACCGAATCCTCGGACCGCGCGTTCGAAGAAGAGGTGATGCTCGGTGGGTTTGGTGCAGCACCGACCAAGTCGGAAGGTTCTGCGATCTCGTTCGACGACGCGAACGAGGCGTACACCGCCCGATACAACCACGAG